GCTATAGCCCACATCGTTCTTGGCCAAGAAGTAGGCAAAATTAATGATGCCAATGCCCAAGGGACGGAATTCCTGAGTGGCCAATTCAGCGGCCAAGATGGGATAATTTTGATAACTCAGCAGTGCATCTAGTCCACGCACAGCCAAGGTACACATGCGTTCAAAGTCTTGTGGACGTTTGACATTGCCCCAGTTGATTGCACTCAAGGTGCACAAGGCAATACGTCCATTAGGGTCGTTGACATCCCGAAGTGGCACAGTGGGCAAATCAATTTCTGTGCAAAGGTTTGACATCTTGATGGGTGCAACTGCTTCATTGAACGGACTGTGTGTGTTGGCATGGTCCACATTCATCAAATAGATACGTCCTGTGTCCTTGCGCTCTTGCATGAAGCGACTGAACAAGTCTCCGGCCTTGAATGTTTTCTTTCTCAGCTTGGTGTTGCGTTCAGCACGTTCGTAGAGTTCTTTGAACTTGTCTTGGTCATTGAAAAATGCATCATACATTTCAGGCACATCATGTGGGCTGAAGCAAGTGATGTCACCACCAGTGATCAAACGTTCGTACATGAGCTTGTTGAATTGGATACCGTAGTCCATGTGACGCACACGATTTTCTTCGGTGCCCTTGTTGTTCTTCAGCACCATTAGTTCTTCAACTTCAAGATGCCATATGGGATAGTATAGGGTGGCTGCTCCGCCACGCACACCACCTTGACTGCAGCTCTTGACCGCGGTCTGGAAATATTTAAAGAACGGAATTACACCAGTGTGGTAAGCATCGCCTTTGCGTATGGGACTGCCTAGTGCACGAATGCGACCAGCGCCTACACCAATGCCGGCTTTTTGGCTCACATACTTGACAATGCTGCTGGCTGTGGCATTGATACTGTCCAAGCTGTCGTCGGTCTCGATCAAGACACAACTGCTGAATTGTTTTTGCGGAGTACGCACACCGGCCATGACCGGAGTGGGCAAACTGATGTCGTGCTGACTGACTGCTTCATAATAGTCACGCACCCACTTGAGTCTAGTTTCTGGCGGATATGACTGGAACAGGGTGGCCGCAATCAACATGTAGGCCATTTGTGGCGTTTCAAAAATTTCTTTGGTCACACGATTTTGTACCAAGTACTTGCCGCGCCACTGCTCCATGGCCACATAGGTAAAGTTTAAATCTCGTTCGTGATTGAGATAGGTGTCCAAGGTGTTCCACTCTTCTTCACTGTAGGCGGCGACTAGCCCGGGATCGTAAAATCCCAACTCCTCGTTGAATTTGACCAAGCGATACAGGGGCCATGGCTTGTAGTCGCCGTAGACTTGTTTACGCAAATGGTAGTTGATGAGTCTACCAGCCACGTACTGGTAGTTGGGTGTTTCTTCTGTGATCAAGTCGGCTGCACTCTTGATCAGTGTTTCTTGAATGGTGGAAGTCTTGATGTTACTATAAAACTGGATGTGGCTCTTGATTTCTACTTCACTGGGACTGACCCCGGTTATGCCCTCTGTGGCCCAAAACACTACTTTATGTATTTTTTCTAGATTTAATTCTTCCCTTTGCCCATCTCTTTTAGTAACTGTGATATGCATTATTGATGTTTCCTTATTATTTTTAATAGAGATTTAGCCCCAAGTCGTCTGGTGTGTACCTATACAGCAAGTCTAGGTCTTTTGGCAATTGTGTAATATTTACTACCGTGTCAAACTCGAAATTAAGTATATATTTTCCTTGAAACATCTCAACTAAATTATGTGTCTCCCGGGTTTGGTTATTACGGTATATAGACAGAGCTAGATCTGCGGGTTTATGGTCGCTTAGATATAAAGTATACAGCATTCCTAGGCTTTTAGCAAGATCGCAGTAGTAATTTTCGTGTAATAATAGCCAGGGATCTGGCCAGGCTATCACACTGGAGTCACGATCGGGGTCTAGGTAGTGTGCCATGTAGGGAGCATAGCTCCAAAGATGAGTAGTCGCTTGACAGGCATCTTCGATTGACATGACTCTGATTTGGTTGCGAAATGATTTCCATTCCCGCAACCGTTCCTCAGGTTTAAGAGTCCACATTGTTTGAAAAATAATTAGTGTAAAGTTTTAATATCGAATGTAACACTGGCAGCATGACCAGCGGCAGTCAGGGCAGCCTGCAAGTTAAAAAACGCATGACCCGACTGTTTAGAAAATCCCAATGTGACTCCAATGTCGGCAGTGTCAGCATAGTCGTCCTCGTAGCTGATGTTGCCACTGGTGTCGCATGCAAATTTAATTATGCCAACTCGAGCCAGATTGTTTCGTGTTACAGTATAGTTAATTATGCCGGCCTTGGCTGACACATATGGAAAAACTGTAATTTGTCCATCGGCGGCAGTATAACTATGTCCAGCGTATTGATGAGCAGCACCCAGTCTAAAGCCTTCATCTAGTGCAGTACTGATGATGGCATAGCCTGAAGATTCCACTCGCGGCACTGGCGAAACAGTATCAGAGGCCACTGATATAGTTCTAGAAAATACATCACCGATAGAATAGTTGTTGTCGGCTTGAAACAAGATAACTGGTACCACTGGAGCAGCATCAGTGCCGCTTTGGTTGCCTACATTGATGTAGGTATTAAATGCACTCACAATGCCAGTCACACCAGGGCCACCGTAAATGGCGCTAGAGTAAACATCTTCGACTCTACTGTTGGTGATACGTATGCCGCGTGGATTGCTTGACCCTGGTACCAACTCTAATGCTTGATACAAACTGGTAAACCTGCAGTTGTCAAACAATACCTCACTGGTACCAACATTGGCCTCAAGGTATGCAGCATAGGTGGTGCCGCTGAATCTGCAATTTCTAAAGGTAATTTTGTTGGTGGCTGCATTGGTGGATTTGATATGCACACCGGTGCCGCCAAGGGTTACTCCAGTAATGTTATTGGTCAAGTTGGGTCCTGTAAAGCCCATGTTCTCAAACACACATTCAGTGGCAGCATCAATGATCAAGAGATCAATGTCGGTCTCGGCAGACAATGTGACGCCGTGCACGGTGACCAAGTTGGGATAGCTGCCAGTGACCACACCAGCTGGGTCTTCACCGATGGTGGTGGTCAGTCGAGCCACGCAAGTGGCATCTGTTCCAGTTTGCAAAAAGGTAACATCGCCTTCAGCAATCAGCAAGGCATAAGGTGGAATGTGTAATTCAGCTGACAACTTGTACACACCAGCACTGCATCTAATGGCACGACGAGTTCTAGGTGCTACGCTCACTTGCAGTCGATTGTATGTTTGATCTATACAGCGTTGTATGGCCGCTGTATCATCAGTTAGTCCGTCGCCAACTGCACCATAGTCTCTAAGATTAACAAAATCGTCAAATTTGTTTTGATAGTCGCGTGTGATCTGTCCACCGTCAGGACCAGTAATCACTCGATAACCGCCCTCTTGTCCATAATAGGTGTACGCACCCAACACAGTACCAAGATCTGAACTGTTTTGCCCCACAGTGAGGATTTCGGTGTTGCCAGGAATTGGTGCACCTTCAGCTAGTGTTCCATTACCAATATATAATTTTTGTGTATCAATTGCCCACGCCAATTCACCGCTGGCCAGCTGACCGATGTCTTGTGCTAGGCCCCGACGAATTTGTATTTTTGATATTTGTGTAACTGCCATGGTCTATTACCCCTAATGTAGTATTTAGTTTAGGCTGTAATACAATTCCACACGGCGACGCCACTCTAGTGTCCACGATTCAAATTCGTCTCCTTCGATGACAAATTCCAAGTATTCTGGCGTGGTATAGGTCTGATCTTCCAGCAATTTAGGCTGAACAGCCATCAAAATTACACCGGTATTGATATTGGTACCATGTGTGTGATTGTGTGCTGCGGCGTATGCGGCCAGCTGAACAAAATAGTCGTCTATGTATTCGCGTTTTTTAACTTTGTTGCTCTGCTTGAAGTCCAGTATGGCCGGTTTCCCTTTCCATACACCCACGCAGTCAGTGGTGCCAGCATATAACCCACTATAATACAACGGCACTTCGCTGCCCCAATATTCATCCACATGAATCAAACCCTTGAGAATAACTTCAGCAGCCATGAACCAGCTGGGATGAGCATAGGGATTGCTGGGCAAGGGTTTCATGTCGTCGCTTAGAATATAATTTTCCAAGTAGGCATGCATACGTGTGCCGCGATTGGCAGCTTCTGTGGTAATTTGTTGTGCACGTTCATGCCCGATTGCATTACGCCAATTTTGAAGTGCTTGTCGACTCTCTTCGCTTTTGGTACGGTCCAATATTGTGGTCACACTGGGCACTCGACTGCCATCAGGCAAACAGTAGTGTCTTTTGCCATCAACTGTTTCTCTGTTGAGCGGGGCATAATTGTATTTAGGAATAATCATAGTATGACATTATAGCATACTGGGATCACTTAATGCAAGTTGTTCGAACCCCCAATGCCGTTCGCGACATCCATTACAGGTGTTGCATCTAGTGATTTCGTATTTTTCACAGGCGTGTGTGATATAAAACAGTGCCTGTTGATTGTTCTTTATGACCAAATCAAGCACATGTGGTTTTTGCAAATTTCTAAAAGGTGTTCTATAAAAATTATTTTCGGGTGCTGTGGGCTTTTCATAACCCAGCGTGTGTTCATCTAGTTGTTCTATAATACCAACATAGGCCTGCTGGAATCCCAAAGTATACAATTGTTGCACTGCAGACTTGACTTGTTGTCCTTCAGGCAGTTCAGGATTGCCCACAATTAACGGAGCCACATACGGGCGATTGAAGCTTGCTGCCATATGCCCCACTACCAATTTGGCAAAGTGTTTGCTGCCATCTTTACGCGATACCGATGCTGGTACAATTTCGTGCAGGTTGCCCATGTCCTGATTGGCCAACATCAACATATAATACAGTATGGCACTGTCGATACCACCACTGATGCACACAGCAATGCGAGATTTAGTTGGGGGTAATTCGAATTTTAAAGTCCGCACATCGTGTGCAGGACCACAATCAATTTGCATGTTTATTTAGATAATCGTTTACTGCGGCTTTTATAGCATCTTCTGCAAGAATCGAACAATGTATTTTAACCGGTGGGAGGGCAAGTTCTTCAGCAATACTTGAATTAGTAATCGCTCGTGCTTGGTCAAGCGTCCTTCCCTTGACCCATTCGGTGACGAGACTTGAGCTTGCGATCGCGCTTCCACATCCGTACGTTTTGAATTTGGCATCGGTTATTACCCCCTCAGTGTTTACTTTGATCTGAAGTCGCATGACATCTCCACATGCTGGTGCTCCCACTATGCCAGTACCAACATCAGTATCGTCTTTAGAGAAGGAACCCACGTTGCGTGGGTTCTCATAATGATCAATGACTTTGTCACTGTAAGCCATTACGACCTCTTGTTCAGTGCTCGCTTGGCCATAGAGGTAATAGTTTTTTCAGGGTTGTTAATATTGCCACCTGCGGTGTCTAATGTGGTGTCATCGGGGTCATCTGAGAACGTGGTCAAATACACATACTTGACGCCATCCTTGTTGTCCTTGATGTCTTTGATTAGATTTTTGATAGTGTCGTTGGTTTTATATGCCTCTAACAAACTATCCACGGTGAACATTTCTGTCCCTGGCATACCTCTAATAATGTTGATCAATGAATCAACACGAATCATTGGTACATCGTGTACGTCATGACTTTGATTTCTTAATGATTCCAATGCAGTGGCTAAATTGCCGTCACCACGTACATCGGCTTCATCTTCGATTGCGTCACTGATTGGTGACTCAGATAAAAATTCGTGTGCTCTCATTAGCGTGGCTCACGTCCCATTGCATCAGGTCCACCTGCGGCTGCATCAGTGGCACCAAAGTCGTCGCCTTGATCTAGATCGCTCTCGGGACCTAGTTCAGGACCGCTTGGCATGGGTTGTCCTTGAGGCTGTGCTGGCATAGCCATTCCTGTGGGAGCCATTTGCTCACCAGCCAATTGGCGTGCTGCACCGTCAGCTTGTTCACGTGCTTGTGTCATGCTGTCCAACATGCCGGCCAACAATTGACCCACGCTGTTCTTAAATGCATCTGCTTGTTCGTTACCAATCTGATCACGAATGATGTCAATCAAGGCTGGCATTTGTTCCACTTGCATCTTGCTGACTTTTTCCAACATGTCTTGGATACTGTCAACCATGTCTTTAGCGG